CGGAGAGCAGGGCTGGAGAGCCCTGCTCTACTAGTACAGGACCAGCCTTCGGGGCTGGTCCGTGCTACTTGGCCTCACTTCGTTCGGCCAAGGCAACCGGCAGCTCCGCTGGCGGTCAGCATCAGCCTCGCTGCGCTCGGCTGATACCCCCTGCCGGGCCCTCCTGGCGGAGTCCCCGCCGTACCCCCCCAGCCGCCTGTCGGCGGACCGGCCCTGAATCGTCAGCCTAGGCCGCAAACGCAATATGCGTTTGCTTCAATTCTCACCCCGGAAGGAAAAGCACATGAGTGGTATTCCTCTCCGGGTTGCGGTTGCTGAGGCGGTAATGAATTGGTGCGGCGAGAATGGTGGCTTCCCTTCCGCTTTCGTGGTCGCCGTCGACTACATCGACTCCGAGGGCACCCAAATGCTTTCGGTGGCCCGCATGGACGACCAGCCCCTCTCGGCCTCGATGGGGCTTTCAACCTGCCTCGACATGTACTTCCGTGACGACGCCCAGGCGATCTGGCGCGAGATGGAGCGGGCGGCAACGGAGGACGACGATGAGTGACCGACCCGTGGGTTCGATCTGGGCGAAGGACGGCAGGGGTTTCATCCTGCGCGACGACCTGCGCTGGCTGGACTACCCGTCGATGGAGCTCCTCGCCCTCGAGCCGGACCTGTCCGGGGCGGTTCGCATGTCGGTGACGATGCCGTCGCAGCATTGGGAGCACCTGCTCCCGGATGCCTGATGGCCCAGGGCGGCACCAGCCCGGGGCGCCGGAACTATACGTCGCGGGCGAAGACGTACACGACGCAGGCCGCGAAGGACAAGTTCGTTGAGCTGATGCAGGACGGCCTGAACATCAACGCCGCCCTCGAGAAGGTCGGTCGGGCCCGGAAGACGTACGAGGAGTGGCGGCGTCTCGACGCCGACTTCAAGGCCAGGGTTGACCAGGCTCGGCAGTTGCGGGCCCCGCGTGAGGTGGTGCGCGGCGAACGTATGGGGTTCGCCGAGTGGCGCCTGAAGTACCTGGGGATCGAAACGCCGTGGCATCAGCTTCAGTGGGTGGACCTGCTGGAGGGCCGGGAGCCTCGGGACTTGCATCCTTCTCAGCAGTACGTGAGGGGCAAGAAGAACCGCATCCTGGTGAACTGTCCCCCGTTCCACGGCAAATCGGTGGCCATCACCATCGACTATGTGACCTACCGGCTGTGCATGGACCCGGGGTTCCGGGTCCTGCTGATTTCGGCTGGTAAGGACCTGGCGCAGGACTTCTTGTTCGGTGTGAAGCAGCGGCTCACCTCCCCGGACTTCATGGACTTGCAGCTCGCCTACGCCCCGGATGGGGGCTGGGAGGCCACGGCGGAGTCGTGGACCGAATCGAAGATCGTGTTCGGCACCGAGGTCCGGGCCCAGTCGGGGAAGGTGCACGAGAAGGACGCGAACGCCATCGCCCTCGGCATGAGGTCGAAGGTGTACGGACGCCGCTGTGACTTGGCCATCGTGGACGACGGCGTGGACACCACGAACGTCTCGGAGTACGCCAAGCAGATGAAGTGGCTCCGCTCGATGGTGGAGTCCCGCATCGAAGCGGGCGGCAAGCTCCTCGTCGTCGGCACCCGCGTCTCCCCCCTCGACCTGTACTCGGAGCTGTTGAAGCCCGAGAACTACGCCAACGGCCAGCCCCCGTGGACCTACCTGGCGTCCCCGGCGATCCTCGAGGAGTCTGAGGACCCCAAGCGGCACGTCACGTTGTGGCCGAACGCCCAAGCCCCGTGGGTGGCGCCGGAGGATCTCGAGATGGACGAGTGCCTCTGTGAGGAGACCCACGTCTGCACCGAGGGCTTCCTGGTGGATGGCCAGCGCCGGTTCGCCCGGTGGGACGGCATCCACTTGGAGAAGGGGCCCCGCGCCGCCAACTCGGCGTCGGACTGGGCGCTCATCTACCAGCAGCGGTCCATCCCCGAGGATGCGACGTTCCCGGAGCACAAGGTCGCTTTGGCGACGAACTCGAAGCGCCTGTGCGGCGTCCTCGAGGCGAACAAGGTGGGGCACCCGTACACGGGGATGCATGGCAAGTACGTGATCGCCGGACTCGACCCCTCCATCAAGGGTTTCGCGGGCATCCTCGCCATCGCGGTGGACAGGGAGACGCAGAAGCGGCACCTGCTCAACGCATGGAACTTGAAGGCGCCCACGAAGGATCAGCTCATCGACAAGATGAAGCAGATCACCGAGCACTACTCGGTGGACGAGTGGCGGGTCGAGAAGACTGGCCTGCTCCAGTTCTTCACCCAGGACTCGGTGATGCGCCAGTGGTTCAACACGCGCGGCGTCCGCTTCACCGAGCACCACACGGGCAGCAACAAGTGGGACTCCTCCTTCGGCGTCTCGTCGCTGGCGGGCTTGTTCGGCGACTACGACAAGGCGTGGGACACCCCGAACGCAGAGTGGCGTTGCACAACCGAGCCGCTGCTCGAGCTGCCCCGCCCAAACAAGGATGGCGTGAAGGCGCTCATCCACCAGCTCATCACATGGACCCCCGAACTGGACCCGAACAAGGTCCCGTGCGACATGGTGATGGCCCTGTGGTTCGCCGAGATCGGCGCCAGGGAGCACCTCGGCTACGGCAAGGGCGCGGGGTCACTGACCGTCTTCGGGCGGTCCAACAGGTTCGTCTCACCTAAGTCACGGCAAGGAACACAAACGGTTCGACTGGCCGACTACCGCAGGTGAAACATCAGTAGGGAGATCGGGTGCTTGACGCACGCCTAGTTGCTGAACGGATCAGGGTTCTGCGTACGCGGAACACGAGCCGTGACCGCGACTACATGAAGCTGATCGCCATTCGCCGTGGCGACTATGATGCTGTCGCGCCCGGGCTCCTGTCGAAGGAAATCTCGGACAAGGCGCTGGTCGCCAACCTGATCGACACCACGGCCCGCGACATCGCCGAGGTCATGGCCCCCCTCCCGGCCTTCGAGTGTGCCCCGGCGAACCTGGCAAACAAGGCCGACAAGGACCGCCAGCAGCTCCGCGCCTACGTGGCCAACGGGTACGTGCAGCATTCCCGCCTCCAGGACCAGATGTTCGAGGGTGCCGACCGCTACGGGTCGTTCGGCTTCCTCGCCTACATCGTGGAGCCTGACTTCAAGGAGTCCGCCCCGCGCATCCGGGTTGGTGGCGTGGCCACCGCGTACTACACCAAGGACTACCTGGGCCGCACCGTCGAGTACGTCGAAGTGGTCAAGGCCCCCGTCGAGCAGATCAAGGCCGACTTCCCCGAAGCGGCCAACGCGCTGCGCGTGAAGTACGGCGACCGTGCAGACAACAACCTGTGCGAGGTCGCGGTCTACTACTGCGACAAGTACACCGCGCTCATCCTGCTCGACCCCGGCATTGTCCTGTCGAACGTGGCGAACCGCATGGGCCGCACCCCGGTGCGGATCGTGGAGCGCCCCAACGTCACGGGTGACGGGCCGCGCGGCCAGTTTGACGACGTGATCGGCGTGCAGGTCGCCCGGGCCCTCGTGCAACAGTTCACCCTCGAGGCGATCCGCGAGGCCGTTGAGGCTCCCATCGTTCTGCCGCGTGACGTGGACGAGCTCCAGATCGGCCCCTTCACGGCGATCCAGACGGACCAGCCGAACGTGGTTGGCCGCGTCGACCTGCGCCTCCCGCCCGGCCTGTTCCCCGAGCAGCAGGTGTTGGCCCAGGAGCAGCGCAACGGGTCGCGCTACCCGGAGGGTCGCTCCGGCAACATCGACGCCAGCATCATCACCGGCCAGGGCGTACAGGCCCTCATGGGTACGTTCGACACGCAGGTGCAGACCTTCCAGCGTCTCAACGCTTCGGCGTTGGAGGACGTGATCGAACTGTGCTTCCGCATGGACGAGGCGTACTGGCCGGACCAGAAGAAGACTCGCCGCATCCGGGAGAACGGCTCCCCGCGCAAGTACGACTACACGCCCAGCAAGGACATCGCCGGGGACTACACGGTCGACGTGTCGTACGGCGCCATCGCCGGTCTCGACCCGAACCGTGGCCTCGTGTTCCTGCTCCAGGCCCTCGCGGGTGGGCTGATCTCGAAGTCGACGGCGCGCAAGTCGCTGCCGGTGGACATCAACACGGTGGCCGAGGGCCAGCAGATCGACCTCGAGCACATGGACGAGTCGATTGCTGCCGCCCTGGCGGCTCTGCCGCAGGCGCTCCCGCAGATGGCGATGGGTGGCATGGACCCGCGTGAGCTGGTCCTCCAGTTCGCGCAGCTCCGCGACGAGCTCGCCAAGGGCATGTCACCCGCAGAGGCGGCGGCGAAGGTCTTCGCCCCGAAGCAGGCGCCGCAACCCGAGGTTGACCCGATGCAGGCCGCGATGGAGCAGGCCGGGCAGGGCGACCCCAATGCACTTCCGGGCCTCGGGTCCGGTGGGGCAAGTGATCTCCTCATGTCACTTGCCGGGATGTCCCCCTCGGGCCGTCCGAATTTGCAAAGCACGGTCTCGAGAATGACCCCGATCAAGTAACAGGAGAACTCGCATGAGCGACTTCAGCAAGGACACTGGAGACATCCAGTCCAGCGACAGCACCTCGTTCGACCCCATCGAGTCGGGCGAGCCGACCACGGGCTTCGTCCAGTCCCCGAAGGCGGAGCAGGCCGAGTTCGGCGCGGGCCCCGGCATCAAGGGTCACGGTCGCAAGATCCACTGACCTCAGTGGTTTACTCCTCGCCCTCCTCCGGGATTGGCGAGGTGTTTCCTCGGCTGAGGCCGAGAGCCGGTGGCCCACAGGGCGCGACCGGCACACACACTTCTGAAGGAGAGCAGTGGCAGAGCACGGCGGTTACCGCAAGCCCAACAACCCGGCACCCGTGTCGGGCCCGGGCGCTCTGTCGCAGCGCACCGATGGTGGCCCTGCCACCCAGCCGCAGATGATCGCATCGGGCAACGGGTACGGCGAGCGTGCCGCCATGCAGTCCATTCAGGGCGGCGCCCCCATGCAGGGCTCCGAGCCGATGCCCCGCCCCACCGAGCTGGGCGCCCCCACCGGCAACCCGCAGGAGCCGATCACCTCCGGCGCCGACGCCGGGCCTGGCCTGTCGCCGCAGGGCGCTGGCATCCAGTCCGACACGGAGGTGTCTAACGAGCAGCTCCGTCCGTTCCTGCGCAGCCTCGAACTGATCGCCAACCTGCCCGGGTCCAACGCGGAGACCCGCTCGTGGGTCCGCAACCTCAAGGCGCGTCTCGGACAGTGAGCATCTGGGACGACATCAAGGACAC